ATTATTTTTCAAAAGTTATTAACAATTTAATAGGTTGTTTTTCCTCGGTTTTTTGGATAAATAAAACAAAAAAAATTAAAACGCCTTATGTTCAAACCCTATCACCAACATCTTTTAGTAAAAGGAACAATCAAAAAGACTACTAAAAGTACAGAAGAAATTAACAATTGGTTTAGTGAACTAGTCAAAAAAGTTGGAATGGTAGTTGTTGCCGGTCCTACATCTGTTTATATAGATGAACTTGGAAACGAAGGACTAACCGGGACAGTAACTCTAGCAACATCTCATGCTTCAATCCATATATGGGATGCTACGGATCCAATGTGTTTTCAATTTGATATTTACAGCTGTAAATGTTATGACATTAAAATCGTAATTGACCATCTAAATGAAGCATTCGATATGATTGATTTTGAATGGATAGAAATTGATCGTAACGATCGCATGACTATTGCCGATAGAGGCCATGGTAAAGGAGGAGAATTTTGGAGTGATTTCGATCAACTCAAATACAAAAATTAAAAGCAATACACATAAGAAAAGGTCAGTTATTTTATTAACTGACCTTTTGTTTTTTACTCGGAATAGTAACCGAAATCATCATATTGCTCTTCCATAGTGCAATTCTTATTTTTCAAATTTAATTCCAGCGTGATTGTCTTCTTTTGCATCGCCGGCAGAGTATTCTCCTTCGAAAGAAGTAACTATGAATGTTTTAGTAGGAGATACTGCACATCCAATACGTTCCATAAATTTTCTATTTACCAAGAACTTCGTCGATTTATCCTTGCGATCAACCAACGAAACATGAACGTCTTTATAAGTTTTACCATTGAATTGTATTTCTATTTCTATTATAGGTCTTTCTTCAACAACCTTGCCAACTTCGGCATTTGCCCAACCAACAACTTTGTGTGCGAATTTTTTACCACCTAGTTCCCATTTAACTTCTTTTTTGTTATCACTTAGATCCATTTTATCATATGTTAATGAAGATGATAAAGATCCGTTACCAGTGTCAAATTTAGCAACGATATCACCAATTCCCGGAATATGAATTACTTCTCGGAATCCAACAACTCTTTTTGAACGAATCCAATTTGATTTATCTTCTAAGAAATCTATAATGTCCGATACAACATCTATGCCAGTTGCTTTTTTAAGACCTTGAGTTCCAGGAGAAGCATTAACTTCTAGAACATAATTTTTACCTGTTTTCTTATCAACAATGATATCAACTCCACACCAATTACATCCAATAGCTTTCGCAGAATTTATTGCGATTTCTTCTTGTTCCGGAGTAACTTTAGTTTTTTCAACGGTTCCTCCCAATGAATAGTTAGTTCTAAAATCTTTCTTAACTCGGTTTCTTCTCATATACCCAAGAAGTACTGCATCAGTATCTTCAGGTTTTGGCGAGTTGAACTTTCGTGTAAGAACGTGTATTCTTAAATCATATTCAGATTCGATCTTCTCTTGGATAAGAACTTCTAATTTAGGATCCATTTTCCAAAGAGTTTGAAGTACGGATTTTAAAGATGCCAGCGATTCAATAATTGAGACACCAATTCCCTGAGAACCGGAAAGTAATTTAAGTACAACTGGTAATTTATTACCAACTTGTTTAACGGCAGAATCAATAGTCTCTTCGTTTTCGATAATTGCCATTTTAGGAACCGGAATACCAGCGTCCATGAGTATTTTTGATGTAACATATTTATTTTCACAAGCTAGAATAGAATCGATAGTATTTACTACGAAAAATCCAGCATCTTCTAATTTTGAACAAACATCCCTTGTAAAAGTAGATCTTACAACTCCTCTACGAGTTAAAATAGCCGTATCATCTACATTAATACCCATTGGCTTTTTATTTTCCTTATCAAAGATAAGTAGATCATATTTCATCGTTTTATCTTCGGTAACTACGCAACTGTTGATATCGACTATTCTATGTTGAATTCCTCTTTTCTTCAGTTCTTCAGCAACTGCCGGAACCGTATAGGATTCTTCACTCATGTTAGACAGAAGAATAATCTTGATTTTTGGTTTTTTAGCTTTAGCTTCTTTTGCTTCGTTAATGGTCACCCATTCGTCGAAATACAGCATTTGTCTTTTCATTTTTATGAATATATTTTATGAATTTTCGTTGTGTTTCTTTAATCAATTTTTTGTGATATTCAGTAAAAGCAATCATCGAATCTAAAACAGATTGACTGACATTATTAGCATCCTTTACATAATATGTATAACACTTTGAACATACAAAATTGTCTATTTTGAAGTTATCTACTTTAGATTTGATAGAATTTTTACAATATGCGCAATTCCAATCAAGTAACTTAAAAGTCCGTTTAATAGATGAATAAGTTGATACTTCTCGTGTCTCTGGGTTCACAAATGGTCTTTGTAAATGAGATACATTAATAGCCGCATCTTCTAACCTAAACAAACACATTATGAATCTATCATCACTAGAATTTTTGCTAATGATTGGATTTTTCAAAAGTACTCTTTGATATCTAGGACTTAAACCTTTTAATACGATACCAAAACGAGTTTTTTCTCTTCCTCGATTCTGCCTCTTAATGTTAATCATTAATGATGTAATTTGGATCATTAAGCTTTTCTAAAAGAGAAACTATAGCTGCTTCAATTGCCCAACAATTAAGTTCTAAAGAACTAACTGATTCAGTAGGAGTATCATCTAGATCTTTAATAGCTTTTTCTATTTCTTTAGCATTGTTAAGAATAGCTTCTTTCTTTTTAGGATCTTCCTCTTTATTTGCTGCGTCTTTTACAGTTTTTAATTTATCTCCTAATAAAGTCTTTTTAGCATCAACTTCAGCTTTAGGTTCAGTCTTAGGCTTTTCTTCTTTAGGAGTTTCAGTCTTAGGTTTTTCTTCCTTAGGAGTTTCCGTCTTAGGTTTTTCTTCCTTAGGAGTTTCGGTCTTAGGCTTTTCTTCTTTAGGAGTTTTAGTTTCTATTTCATCGCTTCCTAACTCATCATCGGACTCTTCTGAATCTGCATTGGTTGATGTGTCTGTATCTTCATCGTCAGATTCTTCACTATCTCCTTTAGGTTCAGATGTAGTTACGCCGGATGTTTCAGGAGCATCAGCATCTTTAGTATCTTCAGCACCAGTCTCAGCTCCCTTATCGGTTTCTTCATCATTCTCTGATGATTGAATTTTCTTAAGTTGTTCTTTCTCTTCAGGAGTACCTTCTTTCTGAGCTTTTTCATTGGATTTAGCAAGCATTTCTTCTTCACCTTTTTCGTAGGTTTTAACTGCTTCTTTATCCTTACTAACGATTTTTTGTAACTCTGCCTTTTGTTCGGCATTATTTACCATTTGTATACAAGCATCTCTCATTTTTATACGATTCTCTATACGTAAACGAGTTTTTAACTTGTTCAATGGAGTTAACAATTTTGTTATTGCTCCGGAAACAAGTAGATCAGTTTTTTCTTTAAGATCTGATATCTTTTGAGCTTGAAGATCTTTTTTATTATCGATTGATTTTTGTAAAGTTTCTATCTCGGCTGCTAATTTATCAATCTCCTCTGATTTAGCATTTCCATCATCTTTACCCTTTTCCGGAGTAACTGCTTTAATAACATCCTTGGCACCGCCTAAAACTTCTTTTAATTTACTAATTAAACCTTTCTTTTTAGCTTTAAGAGCTTCTATTTTTCCTTTAACTCCTTTGGATTCTTCTTCGTAAACAAAAGATTCGTTTGGAATCTTTTTGTCTTTAGGTCCTGATTTTTCTTTTTTATCTGAATCTGCTAGTTTTTGAATTTCTAAATCAATATCGTTAATCTGCCCTTGTAATTCAGCGGCAGCTTTCCATTTATCTGCCTTTTCTTTTGCAGCATCGGTATCTTTATCTTCTAATTTAGCTCGTTTAACTGCCAATTCGCTAGATTTTATCTTGGTATCAAAAATCTTTTTGTCAATCTTATTTCTTTCTGATTTTTTATCTTTAGGGACTGATTCCTTTTTTGATTTTAATTTTTCTAGTGCATCTTGCAAAGCTTTTTTACCTGCAGATATCTTTTCTATTTTAGCTTTGATCTTAGAAGCCTTTCCAGGTCTTTTAGCTTCTAAAAGAATTTCGAAGAATAAATTAGATTTTAGATCTTCTCCGTATACAGATTCTTCTATAAATGTTACTACATCTTCTATAGAAGTACCTTCATCAAATTCAACGATATAATCATCCGATATACTCTCAACGAACAATTCGAAAATTTCTTTGTTATTAATTTCATATACCATTTTTTGATAGTTCTCTAATACAAGATCTCGTAAGTCTTTTTCTGTTTGCATCTTAATGTATTTTGTTATCTATGTAATTATTCAGCTTCGTCATCTTCGACTGGAGGAAGTACGGCTTGAGGTATTTCCCCGGTTTTGCCTTCAAGTTCCCATTTCTTAAGTTTTAATTCATTTAACTTTGCGTAATCTTTGAATCTATCTTGAGTGGCTTCAAATTCAGCGGCAACTGATTTTTTAACTTTTCTTTTTTTCAAAAGATAAGCTATTAAAAGTCCAACTGCTAATACTCCAAGGGCTGCTCCTTTTACTGCTGATTTTGCAGTATCAACCGCTGAATCAAAATCTTTTTGAGGATCATAGTATTTACCACCGGCATCTCCACCAGTCCATCCATCATCTTCAGATAACAAATCTAGTTCGTATGATTCATATAGATGTTTAGATAAAGAACTTTCCGGAGAAAATTCATTAGCAACCGATTCGCACATATGACCAACACCGGTTTGATACAAAAGCAAAAACTTTACAATTTCATCAAATTCTTGTTTAGACGGCGTGTGTTTGTATTGATTGCATAATACCATATACTCGTTGAGTTCTTCTCTTAGAGCTACATAGTCTGATTGATCGATTAATTTCATATCTTTTTATATGCTTATTTTAGGTATATATCTCAAAATAGTACAAATAAAAAAAGAGCTCTACTAAGTAGAGCTCTTCTAATATGGTTAAGTTTAAGATTAAACTAGAGAACCAAGGTTTGAATCTAAGTTAACACCTGAAGTTAAGTACATAGTTTCTGGGTGGAAACCAGCTTCAACTAAAGCGTAACGAGATTTAACCGCAACTTTAGGAGCCATAGTACCTTCAGCGATAGTTTGTACTGATTCAGCCATTAAGTAAGGCATGAATACTAAACCTGGAGAGTTACCATCACCTTTACGTCCAACACAGAAACGAGTATCGTTCCAAGCACGGTTAGGATCGTTATAGATAGCTAATCCAGCCAAAGTACCGATTGGATATAAAGATCCACTCATTTGGTTGATTGTGTTAGCCATTGGTGCAGGTACGAATCCAGCAACATCTTGTAAAGCAGAACATACTTGACCGTTAGTTACTACGAAAGTAGCAGGTCCACGACGACCTCTAATAGCGATTAAGTTAGCGATTGCAAGAACCTTAGACATAATCTTACGTTGACGTGTATGTAAGTTTTCAGAAGCTGAGTTGTTTACCTCAGTTGCAGCTACAACTTGAGCCTTAAGAATAGAAGACTGTAAGTAAGCACCGAAGTTAGTTGCAGGGTTACATCCACCAGTTGCCAATGTATTAGCAGCGATTGCAGTAGATCCTAAGTTCAAGAAGAAGTTACCTCCTTGAGTACGGATTACGTATTCGTGGTTTCTTTCTCCTAGAGCGAAGATACGATCTAAGATGTTTTTGTTGATTGATTGAGTCAATTCGTTGATTAATACTGATTCAACTTGAGATACAGCATCTACACCGAATTGTTTAAGATCTTGAACTTGCTCACGAGTTACTGCAGCAGCAACTTGGAAAGTCTTAGCTTCAACTGATTTGTTGAATAGACTTAAGTTCATTACGTTATCCATAGTTCCTTCACCAGCGTTTCTTGAATATGGATCATTCAATTCAGGTGCATTGTAAGAATAAGGAGTAGTGTTAAGAGCAGCACCAGAGAATCCTGTGATGTGATCTTCTAAAGCCTTAACTAATTCAACTGTTACACCAGCAGTAGCACCAGTTACACCACCGATACCAGCAGCAATTGCAGTTTGTAAGTTAGACAATAAAGTTCCAGAAGTCATACCAACCGAAGTAGTTTGACGTACGTGGAAGATTGGCATTCCGTCAATACGAGATAGACCAACAAATGCAAATACTAAACCAGCAGTAACCGCAGATGTACCTCCAGCAACATAAGTAGGAACGTTTGCATATGTAGCGTAATTAGCTTTAACTAATAATGGAATATCATTACCAGTTCCAGCAGTTTTACCACCAGCATATACGAAATCCAAGTAAGTAAGAACACCCATTGGACCAGGCATTGGAACTACAGGAACTAGATCAAGACCTACAGTTTGAGCAGCAACTTGCATAGCAAGTGGAAGCAATGTGTGAGCTTTATCACCAGAACCAGTTGGTTGGTTATAGAAGTCACCTTGTGTACCTGGATCTCCAGGGAAACGAGTAGCTCCCATACCGTTTACAGCACCTAATTGTGCGTATGAATTACTTTCGTAAAGTTCATGGAAATGACAGTATTTAGCCATCCATTCAACTCTTGTACGATCAGTAACTCCTGCCTCAGACTCAAGAATTGGAGCCCATTTAGCAAAAATTTCATTTTCGTTAATTAAATTCATTTTGAATTTTATTTTTGTTTTTATTTAAGTTTTCCTATTGCTTTTTGCATCTTAGCAGTTTCGGAAATGTTTAGTATATATCTGACTATAATTGTTACTTTTTCTTAACTCTTAATAGTCGTTTCTGCATCTCTAGAACCATTTTCTTAGCATTTAGAAGATCTAATTGAGCTCTCCAATAAGCTGAATTCTCTGGTTTATCTTTTAGGAGTTGCATATTCTTGGCAACTTGAGCTTTAAGATTAGCTTCTGCCAATTTAATAGCTTGATCCGGAGTTAATTTAGGTTTTGTACTAGCTTCAAAAATCATGTTTTGAATTTCTTCCATAACCAAATTGCCGTATTCTTCTATTAGATAATCTTCTAAAGATTTCATCTTTGTAGTTATTTTTTACGAACTAAAATCATATCTCCTCTTTGAACGTCATAAGCAGTTAACCAAAGGTTTCCGGCGTTATCGGTTTCAATTCCTAAATAATCTAAAGTCTCTTCGTCCATTCCGTATTTTTTACCTTGGATTTCAGCAACCGATTTAAGAGTTTTATAATCATCATCAAAAGTAGCATCCCAATCTATAACAAGATCTCTTGCTTTACATTTGAAATGTTTTTCAACTTCTTTAGTTACTGCAGCAATAAAAGCTTTAGCATCGTTTTGAGCAACTCCAAGATCTACTAATTCATTAGTATAATTATTAGAATACTCTACAAAAGGATCTAGACTAGAAGACTCATTGAGTTTAGACTCGTTAAGCCATTCGTTAAAATTTAATATATGTTTCACGTCTAAATTATTTTATTTATATTGTCTTAAAATTTTGAATCCGCTGTAAATTGATACGCTGTGAATCCCATGTCTTCAGTTCTTACTACGTTAAGATTTTTGTCATAATAAGCTGTAACAAAATCATTATCAAACTCTTCGCCTTTAAAATTCTTATTTAGGAAATCGTAGATTTTTCCTCCTAAAGCACTTTCATCTTCAGAATTTTCATCTGATTGAATAACTTTAGTTGTATCAGATACTCCTAATTTTTTAGCAACTTCTTTAGAAAATGGCTGCCAACTTTCATCCCAAGCATTTTCCAACTTTCCAAAATCGTAAAGATCTTTATCTTTAAATGCTTTACTAGCCAACGTTCCTTCAACTATTAGAGATTCATTAATGAATTGCTCGAATGATGGTATATTTTTCATATCTATATATTTTTATTTTTTGAATCTAGCTCTGAATCCAGCTTTAACAGCATCCATATAAGCAGATGGAGTTTCATAGTTAGAAGATTCAGTAATAGGTGCATTTGTTGATTCGTTAATCAAATCAGCTTTAACTTCTCTTAAATCTCTTGTAGCCCAGAAATTATCAATTTGATATTGAGATTCTAGAACTTTAGTTGAAGCTTGAGCTTTAATAGAGTTCTTTTGAGATTCGGTTAAAGTATTCCAAGAAGAAACAAATTTAGAAGGCATATTTAATAACCAATCTAATTTTTTAGGAGCTGCAATAAAACAAGATTCCCAAATACGATTTGCATCGGAAGTTCCATAGTAACGATTTGTTTGGAACGCATTAACGATTTTATCTTTCATTTCGTCATTAAGAGCATCAAATTCTCTTCTTTTAGCTTCACCAAGGAATTGAAAGAAATGATATTTTTTATCTTCTTTATCTTCAATTTCAGATTTAGCAGATTCTAAAATAGCGTTTAATTGAGTAGTAATTCCTGCTTTGAATTCATCATCTGATTCAACTTTAAGAGATTCAGAAATGTTTTTTGGAGCATTTTTCTTGATATCTTCAGTGATAGCACCTTTAATATCTGCGGATGACCAACCTTCATTAATTTTCTCAACTACGAAAGAAACGTAATTAGAAAGATTTTCAGTTTGTTCTTTTAGATATTCTGAGTATTTGATAATAGAATCAGTACCTTCAACGATATAATCGTTATGAGAAATAACTTTATCTAGGTTTTCGTTAATATGCGTTTGATATCTCCAACGGTTAGAAGATTCATTAGCAACATATTTAGAATACTCAATACCTTGATCCGCCTTTTCAGCAACATGTTTAGTGTATTCAATACCTTGATCAGCTTTTTCAGCAATCAATTTAGTATATTCAATTAGGTGGTCAACTGATTCAGCAAGTTTTTCTGAGTAATTAATACCAATGTTAGATCTTTCACCAACCAGCTCAGCGTAATTTTTAACCTTTTCTAGGTTTTCGATAATGTAATCGTTATGAGAAACAAGACCATCAACATTCTCCGTTAGACGAGAAATAGTTTCTTGAAGAGTGTTAACTTTCTTTGCAATGGCTTCTGCATAACGAACAAGACCTTCATTAACTGAAGAATCTTCACTTTTTGTAGATTCCTGAAGAGATTTTTTCAGGTTCTCAAATTCGTTTTTTACAACTTTTGTGTACTGATTAAAATCTTCAACGGAAATGTATTTGTTTGAATCCATTTCTTTTTTTGTTTTATTTTCGGTTTCTGTGTTTTCAGCGATATTAAGGTTTCCCTCTTTAAAAGTCCAAAAATCTGGAACTTCAAAAAGTCCAAGATTATCGTCAGCTTCAAATCCAAAGCTTTCATTAACTCTTTTTAATTCTGCATTACTAAATCCAGGATTTGCAACTAAGTCATAAGTAAACATCTTTTTAATTTTTACATGACCATTAGATTCAACAACACCAGCAGCTCGGCTAGATATGTGAAGAGGTACTCCGGCATCAACTAGAGCTCTTGCATTTCTACCAGCATCAGTATTTAATAAACGAATACGTCCAACAACACGTTTAGTGTTTTTGTCATAATCAATAGATTCAATAACGTGAGATGCATTTTGAAGTGAAATATCAAAAGATTTCGGGTGATCTAATTCACCTAGAAGTTTGTTACCTTCACATTGTTTTTTAAGTTCGTTGATATGTGGAAGAAGTTCTTTTTCATCGTAAATACGATTGTTATTGTTCTTTACACCAACTTCGGTAAAAGTACCTTCAAGTACATACTTTTCCTCTTCATTAAGAGAAGTAAGTTTTGATTCGGATCTCTCAACTATGAGAAGAGTCTTATTACTCATATTTTGGCTTTTATTTTAGGTATATATCTTTGTTCTTTAATAACTTTTACATCCCTGTAGCTTCGGCAGCTTTTTTAGCAGATTCAAGTTTTTCTTGATCTTCAATTGTTTTAAGTTTTTTATTCAATCGTAAATCTTCTGAAGATAAACCTAAGAAACGTTGTATTAAGAATTCGGAAGCAAAGTATTTGATTTCGTTCATATTTGCATCTTGTTCTACAAGACCATCTTTCATAGACGTAACAAAATCTAAACGCTTCTGAAGAATTTCAATTTCTTTCATCTCTTCAAAGATGTTATATTTATTGTATTTAATACCAATTTGTGCTTTAAAAGCATCATCATCTTTCAATTCAGGAAAATCTAAACACATTTGAATCCAAATTGGCTTAACCAAAATTTCTTGAAATACCGAACGAATACGAGTAATGAATCTACCAAATTTGATTTCATCTCTAGTCATACCTTCAGCATTCATTTCCCATGATGGAGGAGATTCCATATCAAAACGAGAAAGAGGAATTTTAGATACTTTAATTAGTTTTTCGCGGAAGTATTTAAGAGCTTCGGTATCTGAAAGATCAGGACCATCATTACCAATCGTTTCAATCGTAGGTTCTCCGGCTTCTCCTGAAGGTAACCAATACTCTTTGTTAAATGGCATCATTGGTTTACCATTAACTTTTAATTCTCCGGATTCGGTATCAAAATCAATTTGTTCTCGATAGTTTTGCATTAAAACTCCTAGAGATTGACGAGCTCTTGTTTTAGATTTACCACCAACAGGAATAACGAATTTGGTTTTGAATGATGCATTTACAGTAGCCCAAATAACTCTGGAATGCTCCATAATACGAAGTAAGTTAAATGAACGAATTAAACGTTCAACATAAGAAACTCGATTTGCTGTATTGACGTTAGCATAAGATATGTAGATAACTTGCGAATCATAAAGAACTCGTTCTTTACCGGTTTGACCTTTAAATTGAGTCCAAATCTTTTTACCTTCTTTGTCAAGACCAGGCATTAAATTTATCGGATCTAATTCTTTGAATCCTATGATACGATTTTGTTCTTTGTTATAGATTATCTCAAAAGCCAAGAATCCATCAACTAACCATTTGCGAAAATATGACCAGGCAGCAATATCATTATTGAAACCAAAGTATTGGTATACTCTTTTGAAGTTAGTTTCTAAAGCAATTTTTATTGCTTCAATAGTTCCAGGTTCTAAAGTTTCGTCATCAAAAGCTAAAGGAGAACAGTAATAATTTTTATCATCATAAACAATAGCTTCATCACAAAGAGTATCAAGTATTTCCTCGATCTCATCTTGTACCGCAAATTTACGAAGATCTTCTCTCTTTTTCGGATATGACTTATCAAATATAGAAATTGATTTTCTTAGATTGATATCAGTCATTGAAAGGTTAGCAAATAGAGCATAATCATCATATTCACCACCGGCTGCGTTTCTAGGATCTAGTTTCCAACCGTACATATCCTCATTAACTCCAATCGCTTTAGAGTTTCTAAGAACCATATCATCGTACATCATACCAAATGACGATAGCCCTTTAAGAGCTTTCGAAACTATATTTCGAGATGATGGGGTTGGTTTCCCAGCATAGGTTTCTTCTCTATTTACAAATCCAGGCATATTAAGTTATTATTAGTGTATATATTCTCTTTCCGAGAATCTCTTATTTTATGAATTTATACTTATTAAGTTTCTTAGCTGCATCCATTTTCTTTAAACGTTCACCTTGATTTTTTTGACAGTATTTAACATAATCTTCAAAATCTTTGTATATTTGCATAATCGTAGCTTTTCCTTCAATTTCCGGAAAAACTCCTGGCTGATCTAGTTGAATGGCTTTATCCCAATGTTCGTATGCAATACAAACTCTAGGAGATTTCATTTTTTCAGGGAAATAACTTCTAACAGCAAATGAAAGACCAAATTTATCTAAAGCCATTTTCAATGCAAATAGATCCATATCAACTCTATTTTGGTCGTTTGCCTTCATTGGTGATTTTTGAATAGCATCCTTGTATTTAGATTCGTAAAGTTTTCGTATTTTTTCAACGATATACTTCCTAGCTTTTGGTGGATACCAGCTTATGTTTATTCCAACATTCATAAATCCCATTGCACCATTTGATGAAGGCATCTTACCTAAAGCAAGAACTACTGGATGTTCATCATAATAAGCGTATCGTTCTTTAAATGCAGGCTCATATTTGAAAACATAAATCTTTCCGGGTTCTAAAAATGCTTTATTGTAATCCTGAACTTCAGTATCTTCGGTGTCTTTGGTTTTCTTTTCTAACCATTCATAAGCTTTCAGAACCTCTTCTTTTTCTCCAGAAGATTGTAGTGATAATCTAGCTAATTTTACTAACTCTTGTAAAAAATCTATTAAAACTTTCACGATATTGGAGTTATTTTAAAGAAGTCTTCGGTGACTAACATATACTGCCATCCTTTTGCCTTTGCAACTTCTTCGGCAGCTTGTTTTTTGCACATATTAGTTACCCACATTTCATAAAGCCATTTGTAGTTTTTAACAGACTTTGTAGTTTGTCTAGTAGGTGGAGACGGTTTTTGAAGTTGAGCCTTAGGTTTAACCTCAACTATAATTGTATTGCCATTTGATAAATGGACTATAAAATCAGGATAATAAGTATGATATTTGTTGTCTAAAACATTGAAATACTTCAAACTAAAAGACTCCGAAGACCACCATTGGATCTCCGGATGTCTTTCACAATATATGCAAAATTTCTTTTCCCATGAAGAACGATAAATTATAGGTCCAGTTCCTTGATACTTCTTGCATTCATTCAAAGGAAAATACCCTTGAATAAACCCCGAATTCCTCTTTGGTCGGTTACTTTTTATCGACATGTTTAGTTATTACATTGCAACTGGAGCAATTCCACCAGCAGCAATTACTGCAGAGATAGCATCAGAAGTAAAAGTTTTAGGCTCTTCTTTGTGATCTTCTTGATTAAAAACGTGAACTTTACCGGTTACTCCTTGATAAACCATGCTTTCGTGTTTTACTCCATCTAAAGTGATAACGTATTCTTTTCCAGGTGTTAGGTCGGTTAAAGCTGCAATTGCAGATCCAACTGCATCAGCTTGAGAAGCAGTAGCTGGAGAATATCCGTTAGCATCTGTTTGTTCATTTACGAACTGATCAAATGTAGGAATGTGTCTTTTCATTGTTATATTTATTTTTGTTTTTGTTATTTATCTAAAGAATGTAGATCCTCCTGAAGAAGCATCTCCATTATTCCAAGTTCCTTTAACTCCAGGATTTTGATCGGAAGTTGTTGATGTATAGGTTCCTGTTCCAACTGTTCTACTAGGATCAGAAACTACGTCTTCTTCTAGTTTCTTTCCACTTTCATCAGTTAATGGTTTATCTCTTAAAATAGCATTAACTTCAACAAAGTATTTTTTTTCATCATCTGTCAATTTAGATTTAACGTATTTAGATATTTCTCTCATTAACTTTTGACGATTAGAATTATTTTCAGATGCCTTTGCCTTTTCTCTTTTTCCTCTTAGGAAAGTAGTATCAGTATAAGGATATTTTGCTAATTCTGCAAGTTTAGAAGTCAATTCGGGATCTCCATTAAATTTATCTGCAATTTTAGCAGCTTCATTCTTTAACCATTGAAATTTAGTTTCTTTTCTGATTTTTTCAATCTTATTAGCAACTGATTTTCTCCAATTAGCAAAAAGATATCCGGCAACCAAAATTCCACCACCAGCTAAAGTAGCTCCGGCTTTTATTGCATCCGCAGCAAGTATACCTTTAGTTACTTCCCACCAAGTAAGATCTTCGTTTATAGCTTCAATCTCTACTAATTCTCGAGATTCACAGACTCTAACGACTCCTTTATGGTCACGGTATTGAACTTTTCCGTTTACCGATTCTTTTGAAACGATAATACCAGAATATCCATCCCATGACATTACAGATTTTCCAACCTTTAGTTGAGATCCATCAAATCCATGTGAAGGGGAATCTTCAAATAGAAAGTCTTCGTATGTTTTAAGATTTTTCATATCAATTATAATTTAACGCCGGCTTCTTCGGCTTTCTTTTTAACAGTTTCCCATTCTTTTTTGTTTTTATCTGCGGTAGCTTTTAGTTTATCAATAGTTTCTTTTTTCTTTTCCGGTTCCATCTCTTTAACTTTAGCATCCAGAGCCTTTGCTTTTGAAGCTATTTGTTCACCTTTTGCCGCTCCTTGATCTTTAGCCTGATCGATAATTTTTTCTTTTTGAGCAGCGGTAATTTTACCTTTGCTTTCATATAAATCTAGGTAACTTGAAAAAGCATCCAATGCAGATTCTTTCGCAGATCCTTTCGCAGATCCTGATCCTTCTTTTTTAGTAGCCGACTTTTTCATAGATTGTTGAGATTTAATTTGTGCAATAGCTCTAACTTCATCTCTTCGCATTGAATTTAATTTATCTCTTAGAGCTTCTTTTTTCTTACCTTCAGGTACTTTAGATAATAAAGCTTTGGCTTCTTTTTTCTTCTGTGCTATTTTTATTAATTCATAAGCGGCTTTATAAGGTGTAAAAAATACCCAACCTAATAAACCAGTAAAGTCGGTTAACGATTGCTTACCTTTGGTAGCTACTTGTTTATCAATAGCTTTATCAACATCTCCTGCTTCATCTTCAAATAATTCTATACCTGAATTTTCAACATGATTAATGAATTCATACATAATTTCGAAATCAGAATCTGTATAATTATTTTCTTCTAAATGCTGAGAATATAGTTCTCTCAGACACTCAATTAAATCTTTATCGTCTGAATCTATAATTGTTGAACCATAGGATTCGTTAATAAATTGTTCGAATGTTAATAAGTTTTTCATTTTTACACTCCGAGACCTGCTAAAGGATCATCTTTTTTTTCTTTATCTTTATCTTTAGATTTTGCAGCAGCTTCAGCTTTTTCTTTATCGACTTGTTCTTGATCGACTCCGGAAAGGTCATCTTTTATTTTTTGTGCCTTTTTATCAAGATCTTTCATATCATCTGATGACATATCATTCTTTAATACAAAAACTGAAGGAGATTCATTTGTGAATATCTTGTTTCTTCGATAATCAAATACAAAAATGATTTTACCAGTTTTGTCTTTAACCTCATAAGTTTTTGAAAATGAATCCTTATTTATTTCGTAACCGTTATCCTTTTCATTTTCGTCTCTCCATGCTGCCCACCAATTTGGTGTCATTGCATATTGTCTATGAAGATCCACGGTTTTTCCAATTGCTTCTAAAATGACGGATTCTTTTAATTCTCCTTTTAGAAACCCGAAAACATGATCTAGATTTGTTTTTGCAGTAGTTATATGGTCATTAGCCCAATCATGACCATTATTAAGCATTGCATCTACTTTAGTCTGATCCATTGATAAAATCATTTTAGCCAATTCCTGAATCCTTCCTAAATTAGAAAAGAACATATAATTAGATGTTTCGGATTCCTCTTCTCCAACAGGAGAAATGATATAATCGGCAGGGCTATCAATAGAAGTTTTTCCTATTTGAGCATCTTCATTTAACCATTCATGATATTTTTTAAGTCTCATTATTTATTGTTTCTTTTATACGGAATAGATTCCTTCGGAATCGTCTGAAGATTTTCTATCTAAAGATACCGTGCCTTTGTATTTGCTTGGATGTAATTTATGCCATCCTTTAGCATATCCATTTTTAGCAACTTGAGTATAGAATGAGAATGCATTTGTTGTCTTCTCTGGTTTGAATCGATCCCAATACTTAAATAGATCAAGTAATGCGAATCCAATACAATCCTCTCTATCCATTGGATCTGTGTATCTTAGTTTTTGATTTGCTCTTTCAGCTATAAGAATAAGCATTCCAGTAGCTTTAGGTGTTAATTTCTTTTGTTCTAATGAAATACAAATTTCTTCGTATAGTTCTTTTGGTTTAACGTATGACATTTATTAAGTTTCTTCTTTTTATGCAGTTTTTGCAAATAAGGTTAAATTTTAACCGTTAAAATGGCTTTTTTAATCTCCATTTTCTTACCATCAGGACGAATAGACTCGATAGTGTCTTTATCACCACCTTGAGTATAATCAAGTGCATTGATCTTAACTAATGAACCTTTTCTCAAATCCTTAAAGTTATCAAGAAGAGTTGCATTAACATATTCATCTTTAGATTCTATAATTTCATCAAATTCTTCAGATTCGAAAACTTTTTTAATGTCTATCTTATCCATAGCAGTGAAAGTTTTAGCAAGGTCGTAAGCATTTTTTATCTCACCGGTTTCAATCATTCTATCTACGGTATTCTTCCAAAGTGCAACTTGTAACGGATTTTTTCCTCCTTCTGTCATTGCTTTTGTTGAAAGTTCATGAGAAATTTCCTTTAATTTTTTAGGATCTCTAACTGCTTTAAGTGTAACTTTACCTAAAATAGCTTTGAAAATACCTACAATAACTTTAAGACCTAAAATTCCAAGGATAACACCGCCAGCAATTTCTAGTGCTGATTCATTAATAGATTCTTGAATTTGTTTGATATTGGTAACCGCTTTACCTTTTACTTCAGGATCTGCAACATTTGCATAATAAAGCAAATTGTTATCAATTAGTTGTTGATATACCTCATCTTTAATAGTTTCCCATTGGAATCTACTAAAATCTGTGCTATTAACTACCGCATCGTAAACATATTCAGGGTCAATCCAACCATATCCTCTTCGGATATTATTGATTAGATTTTCCATTCCCATTTCGAATTCTTTAACGGCACCTTCATTAACCGAGTAAGACTCATTAACAAATTGTTCAAATGTTTTTATATTTTTCATATTGTAAAAAGAGGGAGAACTAGTCTCCCTCGTATTTTTTTAATTACATTCCACATTCAGCAATTTCTCCACCAGAGAATGCTGCATTATATTCTTCGTCAGTGTAGTTTCTTGGTTGTTTACCGCTAACCTCGTTGTTGAAGATGTGCATTCCATCAGCAACTCCTTGATAGATCCAACCAGATTCTCCAGCAATCTTGTACTCTTTACCAGGTACACATGATTCGTTAACTTTAGAATCGTTAGTTTTAACTATTTTAGCAAGTTCAGCATTTTGTTCAGCTATTTGATTTTCAAGAAGTTCTTTAGCAGATTTGATTTTTTCTGAAGTTTCAACTCCATTAAGTTTAGCAACTCTTTCAAGATTTTCTTTACTTTCAATTAAGAACTTAATACGACTTTCGATTTTAGCAATTTCTTTAGATCTCAATTCGGTTTCAGCCTTTTCAGTTTCTAAAAGGTGAGTTAAAGAACCAGAGATGTCGTAATTCATAAATTCTTTTACAATAGTTACCGCATCTTCAGCAGATTCAGCTTTAACGAAAGAATTTTCTTTCATAGCAGAATTGCGTTTTTGAATATAAACGTTATCTTCAATATTGAATACCGTAACAGAAAGTCCTTCAAATACATTTGAATTTACTCGGTAAGCAAAATCAAGTTCTTTGATATTACGGCCTTCAGAAATTGCATGAGCGATTTCGGCAGCCTTATTAGTTTCTGTATATTTCAAATATCCACCAGCAATTAGATGAGATTCTACATTAGCAGATTCAACTAATTTGTTGTTAATCATAACTTTAGTAGATTCTCCTGTGAAGTCGATATCAACTACTGAGTTAGGATTTGGATATAAACGCATCATTTTGTTAGCGAATTTAGCAGATTCTGTAATTCTAACTAATTTCTTAAATGATTCAGATACCGGAGAAGCGCTTTCTGTAATAGTGGTTCCGTCAGTTTCGAAAGTTTTACCGTTAGCAAAGAAAACATACTTAGATGATTCTTCAATAAATTCTACTGGAGAATAAACACGAGTAACTTTGAAGTTTGGATTGTGTCCATTAACAGATCCTTTGATTTTTTCGCAGTATTCATAAATACGTTTAACCAATGGGATCCATTTTTCTGATTCCATAGTTTCAACTATAGCGAAAGATGGATTGTCAGCATTAGCAGCCTCAGCTAATTTTTCGATTGCTTTTTTATAGTAACCTGAATTTTTATCAATCTCTAGATCGAAAATAACTCTTTCAATTAGAATACCAAGTTCGTTTCTTTTTAAGAATTCTTGAGTTTCTGCAATGAATTTACCAACAGGTTTCATCCAATCGTAAGCTTTAAGATCTTTACATACAGTTTCAAGAATAGCAACTCTCTGAAGCATGTATTGATCAGCTATAGTTGATTTCTTTTCGTTAATTGTAGACGCAGTTACTATGTGTCTTGCTTTGTTTTGCTCAACTCCAATACCTTTTAATTCATCATAAGCATCTTTTGCAGTGATCTTACCTTCAGCGATTTCTAATGAAGAAAGATTAGCAAAATGTCTTTCGATAATCATTTTAGAAGTATTTGTTCTATCAAGACTTTCAAGAAGATTTTGGAACTTCTCTTTAAGAATTGCTGAGTCTAAACTTTTTTTGAAATTT